GACATACGCAAAGTTTGTATCGGTCCTGACTACAAGGACTCGATGTGTTACATAGTGGGGCAGTCCGTTCTTGGAAGCTCCCACTCTGTGCATTTAATTAAATACAGTGATGAGACGGGGAGTGTCCTTATCTACATCCAACAGGAGGACATCGTGGTGCTTTGGAAAGAGTTCAGCGCCAACATGCCTATTTCAATAGAATACAATATTAACTTTTGAGAGCAGTCAATCAGTTTATCGTAAAGGGACAGAGATACAACAACACTAAAGGCGACCTCATCGTAAACTCGAATGAGGAAGACCACCGCTTCTCTAATCGTGAGGGCGAGGTAATTGCTTTACCGTTGGAGTATCAGGGACCTATCGCCATTGGGGACACCCTACTGGTGCATCACAACGTATTCAAGTTCTACAACGACATTAAGGGTCGGCAGCAGAGTGGCCGCAGTTTCTTTCGTGAGGACCAGTTCTTTGTGGACTTCGACCAGTTCTATATGTATCGCGCTCCGGGTGGCGGATGGATTCCCCAAGGTCGATATTGCTTTGTAGAGCCCGTACCCCCGGAAGATTCAACCATCTTCAAGCCAACAACTGAAGAACCATTGGTTGGGATAATGCGGTATCCAAATGACTATCTTAAGGGTCAAGGAATTGAGTCTGGTGATGCAGTGACTTTTTGTCCGGAGAGTGAGTATGAGTTTTCTGTGGACGGGGAGAAGTTGTACCGGATGTTCGACCATCAAATAACATGCAAGATTCAAAGAAGCTAAAGCAGAGCATCATCGCAGCGGGGAGGGTAGCTGTTGAGCAACTGATTAAGGTGGCTCAAGAGGATATCCTAAAGCCTAGCGAAGACGATGAGCTTGCGGCGGACAGGTTGAAGAATGCGGCGGCCACTAAGAAGCTCGCCATCTTCGACGCCTTTGAAATCTTGAACCGCATCGACTCGGAAGAGGAGGCGCTGGAGTTGGCTTCGGGCACCGCCAAGACAGAAAGCAAGGTGGGTTTTGCAGAGCGAAGGTCAAGATAAACTGTACCGCCCCGCAGAGGGTTTGGTTACAAAGTCCGTTGTTTCCAACAAGAACCGCGCTAAGACGTGGCTCTATGGGTACAATGAGAAGTACGATATGGTGGTCATTTCCAAGTCTGGACAGATTGGTAGCATCATTAACATCAACGGATTAAACATCGCTCTCCCACCGGCTCCTAAGGACTTGAATAGGGACACTGACAAGTGGGTGCGCAAAGAGTTTCCGCGTGCCCTAAGCCGCGTCCAGAACATCTTCCAATGGAACGATATGCCCAAGGGCTTTAAGGCTGACTGGGTAGACTATATCGAGAGTGAGTTCGACCGTAGGGATGAAGGCCACTGGTTCTACAATAACGGCAAGGCGACGTACGTTACGGGGGCCCACTATATGTACTTGCAATGGACGAGTATCGACGTAGGTTATCCTGATTTCCGTGAGGCGAACCGAGTCTTCTTTATTTTCTGGGAGGCGTGCAAAGCTGACAACCGATGCTTTGGTATGATGTATCTCAAGATTCGTCGTTCCGGATTTTCCTTTATGGGCTCCTCGGAGTGTGTCAACACTGGCACCTTGGCTAAAGACTCACGGGTAGGCATCCTATCTAAGACCGGTTCTGACGCCAAGAAGATGTTCACCGATAAGGTAGTCCCCATCGCCAATAGGCTTCCGTTCTTCTTCAAGCCAATACAAGGTGGTATGGACAAACCGAAGACGGAGCTTGCGTTCCGTATTCCTGCGTCTAAGATTACGAAGAAGAATATGTACGATGTGGAGGACGAAGAGATTTTCGGACTGGACACCACCATCGACTGGAAGAATACGGACGACAACTCCTACGACGGAGAGAAACTAATCCTACTGGTCCACGACGAGAGCGGGAAGTGGGTCAAGCCAAACAACATCCTAAACAATTGGAGGGTAACCAAGACCTGCCTACGATTGGGAAGTAAGATTATCGGAAAGTGCTTGATGGGTTCCACCTCGAATGCATTGGCTAAGGGTGGTTCAAACTTCAAGAAGCTCTACGAAGACTCTGACCCTACGTCACGTAACGCCAACGGCCAGACTAAGAGTGGGATGTACTCCCTGTTCATTCCTATGGAATACAATATGGAGGGGTTCATAGACCAGTACGGTCATCCCGTTTTCACTACTCAGGAGAAACCGGTACGTGGTGTTGATGGGGAGATGATTCGCGGCGGTGCCATCGATTACTGGAGTGCTGAGGTAGACAGCCTAAAGAGCGACCCTGACGCGCTTAATGAATTCTATCGGCAGTTCCCTCGTACTGAGTCCCACGCGTTTCGTGACGAGAGCAAGCAAAGCCTATTCAACCTCACTAAAATCTATCAGCAGATAGACTATGCGGACAGCTTGGTTAAGGAGCACTACCTCACGCGCGGGTCTTTCAGTTGGGAGAACGGTATTAAAGATAGCCGGGTGATATTTAGGCCCGATAAGCGGGGTAGGTTTAATGTGTCTTGGACACCCAACAAGGGTCAACAGAACAGAATTATAGAAAAGCGTGGAATTAAGTATGCTGGTAATGAGCACCTTGGCTCATTTGGATGTGACTCTTACGACATTAGTGGTACTGTGGGCGGCGGCGGTTCTAATGGTGCTCTTCACGGAATGACGAAGTTCCATATGGACGACGCGCCTACCAACGAGTTCTTCTTAGAGTATGTGGCTAGGCCGCAGACGGCTGAGATATTCTTCGAGGAGGTATTGATGGCGTGTGTATTCTATGGTATGCCCATCCTTATTGAGAACAACAAGCCACGGCTGCTCTACCATTTTAAGAACCGGGGGTACCGTGGGTTCTGCATGAACCGTCCGGACAAGAGCTTCAACAAACTAAGTAAAACTGAGCGGGAGCTAGGTGGCATACCAAACAGTTCTGAAGATGTTAAGCAAGCTCATGCCGCCGCTATCGAAAGCTATATCGAAAAGCACCTCGGCGTAGACATGGACGGAACGTACAGAGATGTCGGGGAGATGGGTAGCATGCCCTTTCTCAGGACGCTAGAGGATTGGGCGAGGTTTGATATTAGTAACCGTACTGCTTTTGACGCTACAATCAGTAGTGGATTGGCGGTTATGGCGAACCAAAAACACCTCTATATACCTGAGCAGAAGAAGAGTTCTATAAGCATTAACTTGCCGAGATACAATAACCGTGGTTCACGTAGTGAAAGATTGGACTAAATGAAGGACGTCAAGGTAAATATCTCCGCTGCTGGGTTTCCAAGTCAGTTCGCTTCTGACTCGGAGAAGGCAAGTGATGAGTACGGCTTGATGGTCGGGCAAGCTATTCAGTACGAGTGGTTTAAAAGAGACGGGAACCAATGCAGGTTCTACAGTCAATGGAGAGAGTTCAACCGCCTGCGTCTTTACGCTCGTGGTGAGCAGAGTATTGCCAAGTATAAGAACGAGCTCGCTGTTGACGGCGACCTTTCGTATTTGAATTTAGACTGGACTCCAGTTCCTATCCTTCCTAAGTTTATTGACATCGTAGTCAACGGCTTGTCTGAGCGTGTGTTCAAGGTCAAGGCTTACGCTCAAGACGCGCTGTCTCAGGCCAAGCGCAGTAAGTATCAGGATATGATTGAGGGGCAGATGGTAGCCAAGCCCGTCTTGGAAATCATTCAGGAGAAGACTGGTGTAGACCCGTTCACTATGAACCCCGATGACTTGCCGAATAGCGACGAGGAACTTAAGGTGTACATGCAGCTTAACTACAAGCCTGCTATTGAGATTGCTGAAGAAGAGGCCATCAATACTATTCTTGAGGAGAACCACTATACAGATACGCGCAAGCGTCTCGACTACGACCTTGCTGTTCTAGGTCTTAGTGTGGCTAAGCACGAGTTCCTTCCCGGAGCGGGCGTTCAGGTGTCTTACGTAGACCCTGCCAATGTAGTGTATAGCTACACCGAGGACCCGTACTTTAAAGACTGTTTCTATTGGGGCGAGATTAAGACCCTTGGAATCACTGAGCTTATGAAGATTGACCCCAGCCTCACCAATGAGGATTTGGAGGAAATCAGTAAGTCCAGCCAAAGCTGGTACGATTATTACAATGTGGCGCAGATGTATGAGAACGATATATTCTATCGTGATACGGCTACGTTGATGTACTTCAACTACAAGACGACCAAGAAGATTGTCTACAAGCGTAAGAAGCTTGAGGCCGACGGTGCTCGCGTTATTGAAAAGGACGACCAGTTCAATCCTCCCGAAGAGATGATGGAGGAAGGCGATTACGAAAAGGTTGAGAAGACCATCGACGTATGGTACGATGGGGTAATGGTTATGGGAACCAACATCCTACTCAAGTGGGAGGTAGCGCACAACATGGTCCGTCCGAAGTCCGCTAGTCAGCATGCGTTGCCTAACTATGTGGCTACGGCACCGCGTATGTACAAGGGTGTCATTGAGTCTCTGACTCGTCGTATGATTCCTTTCGCCGACCTCATTCAGGTTACCCACCTTAAGCTCCAGCAGGTTATTTCTCGCACCGTTCCCGACGGAGTGTATATCGATGCTGATGGACTTAGTGAGGTAGACCTTGGTACGGGTAATGCCTATAGTCCAGAGGATGCTTTACGGCTATACTTCCAAACCGGTAGTGTCGTGGGACGCTCGTATACTCAAGACGGTGAGTACAATCAGGGCAAGGTTCCTATCCAAGAGCTTAATAGCAACAGCGGTGCTGCCAAGACACAGATGTTGATTGGGAATATGAATCACTACTTGCAGATGATTCGTGACGTAACGGGACTCAACGAAGCTCGCGACGGAAGCACTCCCGACCCACATGCTTTGGTTGGGTTGCAGAAGCTGGCTGCTGCCAACAGCAATACGGCTACCCGCCACATCTTGGACGGAAGCTTGTATATGTTCCGTTCCCTAGCTGAGGCTCTTACTTACCGTATCAGTGACATCCTTGAGTACGCTGACTTTAAGGATGAGTTTGTAAACCAGATTGGTAAGTACAACGTCAGCATCTTACGGGAGATTAGCGACCTGTATATCTACGACTTCGGCGTATTCATCGAGGTCAGCCCCGACGAGGAGCAGCGTGCCCAACTCGAGGCCAATATCCAAATGGCTTTGAGCAAAGGCGGCATCGACCTCGAGGACGCTATCGATATCCGCGAGATTAAAAACATCAAGCTCGCCAACCAACTACTTAAGATTAAGCGTGTTGCGAAGCAGGAGGAGGAGCGTCAGTTCCAGCTCCAGCAACAGCAGATGCAGGCGCAGAACAACATGCAGTCACAGCAGATGGCAGCGCAGACCGCTATGCAAAAGATTCAGGCTGAAGCCCAGAGTAAGATGCAGGTTAAGCAGGCGGAGATTGCTTTCGAGATTGAGAAGATGCAAGCCGAGGCGCAGGCTAAGGCTCAGCTTATGGACCTTGAGTTCCGGTACAACCAACAGCTCCA